AGAACACATACCTTTTTATCTACAACCAGGCACGAAAGTTTTAAATAGAGGTAGTATTGAGTTTGAGAATAATTCACGAATAATCGCATCAGCCACAGGGGCTAACACAATTAGAGGTATGTCTGTTAATCTTTTATATCTAGACGAGTTTGCATTTGTAGAAAACGCTGAACAGTTCTATACAGGAACATATCCTGTAATTACTTCTGGTGGTAAATCAAAAGTAATAATCACATCAACAGCTAATGGTATCGGTAATATGTACCATAAACTTTGGGAGGGGGCTGAAAGAGAAAAGAATGAATTTAAAAGTTATCGAATAGACTGGCATGATGTACCAGGTCGCGACGAAAATTGGAAGAAAATGACTATAGCTAATACATCATCTTTACAGTTCGAACAAGAATTTGGTAATAGTTTCTTAGGAACAGGTAATACACTTATTAACGCTAATACATTACTTGGTTTACAGGGTGCAGAACCAGTTTATGTTAAAAATAACACTTATCTATACGAAGAACCTATTGAAGACCATGATTATATCATATGTGTAGATGTCGCAAAAGGTCGTGGACAAGACTATTCAACATTTAGTGTTATAGATATAACAGGTAAAACTTTTAGACAAGTAGGTATTTACAGAGATAATATGATATCTCCACTTCTATTTCCAGAGGTTATACAAAGATATGCACAGATGTATAACGATGCCCTAGTAATAGTTGAGAATAATGACCAAGGTCAAATGGTCGTAAACTCACTATATTATGACTTAGAATACGAGAATACATTCGCACAATCAACAGTTAAATCTTCTGGTGTGGGTGTAACAATGACACGAAAAACGAAAAGGATAGGGTGTTCCACACTCAAGGAGTTGATGGAAGAGAACAAATTAAAGGTCATAGACAAGTTTACTATCGGTGAATTAGTGACTTTTGTAAACAAAGGACAGTCTTACGAGGCTGATGGTGGTAACCATGATGATTTAGTCATGAATTTAGTATTATTTTCATGGTTTGTGACAACTCCATGGTTCGAAAACCTAACAAATAAAGAATTGAAAAAGATGTTATATGATGAAAAACAAAAAATGATTGAAGATGAAGTAGTTCCAGCAGGTATATTCGATACAAAAGACCAACCTGAACAATATCATGAGGGTGGAGATGTATGGACTGTGGTTGGAGATACTAAGATTTATTAAATTATAAATACATGATATGGGTAAGATTTATTGTCTTACTTTAATTTAAATTATTTGTAAAAAATAAAGGAGTAAAATTATGGCATTTCAAGTTTCGCCAGGAGTTCTGGTTCAAGAAATAGATGCTACTAATGTGATTCCTGCGGTGTCTAGTTCAATAGGGGCATATTGTGGCTCGTTCACAGATGGTCCTGTAGATGAAGTCGTTACGATTTCATCACAAAATGAATTAGTACAACGCTTTGGGGAACCCGCAGCTACAGATGTAGGTGCTGAATATTTTTATCCAGCAGCTCACTTCTTAGATTACGGTTTAGATTTAAAGGTAGTTAGAATAAATTCTAATGGTCTTCTTAACGCAACTTCAGGTGGTTCATCTGGATTGTTAATTAAGAGTACAATACATTATACTGAAAATTTCAGAGCAGGTCAGGCTGCCGTAGGTGACTTCGGTGCTAGACACGCAGGTGCTAGAGGTAATAACCTCAAAATATCTGTATGTCAATCTGCAAATGCATTCAGTCAGTCTAATGTAACAACATCAAACGCAACTGCAAGTATAGGTGGAACTTCTGTTCCAGTTACAGCTGGTCAAGTGTTTATTGTTGGTGATATCATCACTATAGGTAGTGATACTGTTAGATATAAAGTTACTGCAATATCCTTCGATTCAGGTTCTTCTGGAGCTGGTGATTTAACCATTGAACAAGAATCAGATTCAACACAAGGACTAGCAGCTGCTGTATCAAGTAGTGCAAATATCTCAAGAGAATGGGAATTTGCTAAACAGTTCACTAAAGCACCAGGCACTTCTACTTTCGCAAGTAGTAGAGCAAGTGCAGGTTCTAATGATGAAATTCATATTGTTGTACTTGATGAAGACGGTGGAATATCAGGTATACCAGGAACAATTCTGGAACAATTTGAGGCTGTATCTTTAGCGTCAGACGCTAAAGATGATTTCGGTGCTACTAACTACTATGTTGATGTTTTATATAACGAAAGTGAATATGTTTACTGGTTAGACCACAATGGTAACGCTACTTCGGCTGGTTCAGCTGCAGCTGGTGTGACTTTTGGTGGGGCTAGTTTACCTGTGAATAATTCATTTAGTAACGGTAGTGACGGCAGACAGCCCACAACTGGAGAAAAAATATTAGCTTATGATACACATTTTGGTAGTGCTGACAATCAGGATATTTCTTTAATGATATCAGGAACAAGCCAGGCCGACAACGGCTCTGGAACAGCTAGTGCAACTAGAGCAGAAGCAACTAGTTATTATAATCAACTTTTAGCTATCGCAGCTAAAAGAAAAGACTGCATGGTGTTCTTTTCACCGATTAGAACAGATGTAGTAAACGCTTCTTCGGAAGCAGATAATGTCAAATCAACAGCTGACACAATCAATAGCACATCTTATGCAGCTATGGATTCAGGTTGGTTGTATATCTACGATAGATATAACGACAGATTTGCGTATGTACCAGGAAATGGTGCAGTCGCAGGGCTGTGTGCAGGTACCGATTTAGCTCAAGACTCATGGTACTCACCAGCTGGTTACAATAGAGGACAAATTTTTGGAGTTACAAAGCTCGCTTTTAACCCAAGTCAAGCTGATAGAGATAAACTCTATAAAGCAAGAGTGAATCCTATTGTTACCTTCCCAGGTCAAGGAACTTTATTGTTCGGTGACAAAACATTACTATCTAACGCAGGTTCTGCTTTCAGTAGAATTAATGTTAGAAGGTTGTTTATAGTTCTTGAGAAAGCTATTAGCACTAGTGCTAAATTCTCATTGTTTGAATTTAACGATTCATTCACACGAGCTAACTTTAGAGCAACAATCGAACCTTTCTTGAGAGAGGTTCAAGGTCGTAGAGGAATCTATGACTTTAAGGTTATTTGTGACGAAACAAATAACACAGGCGCAGTGATTGATTCTAATCAGTTTGTAGCTTCAATATTTGTGAAGCCAGCGAGAAGTATCAATTTTATAACTTTAACTTTTGTAGCCTCTAGAACAGGTGTAGACTTCGAAGAAGTATACGGCGGAGCTAGTGGGGCTTCTGAATCAGCAACATAAGGGGTAGAGAATGGCAACAATTAACCAATTCAAGGCCAACTTAATCGGGGCTGGTCCTAGAAATAACCGATTCGAGGTTTTTATACCAAGGTCAGGAACAAAGATTCAGTTTTTATGTAAAACTGCAGCTTTACCTGGTCAAGTTATTGAACCTATGGAAATCAAATACAAAGGGTTAACAGTTAAGTTAGCGGGTGATAGAACTTTCGAAAACTGGACTGTAGGTATCTACAACGATACTGAATTTTCAGTAAGAAATGAAATCGAAGCCTGGATGGAAGATATAGTACCTAAAGATTCAAGTGTTGGTCCTGTGGGATATGAATACATGGTCGATAGAGCAACTGTATCTCAGTTAGGTAGAGATGACTCAGTTATCGCAACATACGAGTTCTTCAATATGTGGCCTACAAACTTAGGTGCAATAGAGCTTGATACAGAAGGTGGAGACGCAATCGAAACCTTTGATGTAGAGTTTTGTTACTCACACTTTGAAAGAACATTATAAGTTGTTTTTTTGGAGTATAAATACTTATTATGGAATTATTTGGATTTGAAATAAACAGGAAAAAGAAGGAGGGTGAAGCTCCCTCCTTCGTTCCACCTGTAAATGATGGAACAGCCATTGAGGTATCGAGAGATGCTGGGATGGGAGGATTTGCTTCGACAGGTGGTGTCATTGGTCAATATGTTGACATGGAAGGTGGCATCAAGAGTGAGGCAGATTTAGTTAAAAGATATAGAGAGATGTCTCTCATACCAGAAGTTGATGCAGCTATTGATGATATAGTAAATGAATCAATTTCTTCTAATGATTTAGACGCTCCTATAGCTATTAACTTAGATAATGTAAAAAATATAGGTGACGGAACCAAGAAAAAAATCAGAGAAGAGTTTGATGAAATATTAAAGCTACTTGGTTATAAAACACTATCACATGATATATTTAGAAAATGGTATATTGATGGTAGATTATACTATCATAAGATGATAGATAAGAAGAACCCACAAAAGGGTTTAGTTGGGTTAAGACCTATAGACCCACAGAAAATAAGAAAAATTAGGGAAATAGATAAAGAGAAAGACCCTAAAACGAACATAGAAGTTGTTAAGAAAGTAAACGAGTATTACTTATTTAATGACGAAGGATATGATAAGTCTGGTAATAATACAGGTCAGACTATCAGAATCCATCCAGATGCTATATCATATACAACATCTGGATTATTAGACTATAATAGAACAGTCATTGTTGGTTATTTACATAAAGCTTTAAAAGCTGCTAATCAACTAAGAATGTTAGAGGATGCACTTGTTATTTACAGAATATCAAGAGCACCTGAAAGAAGAATCTTTTACATAGATGTTGGTAACTTACCTAAGGCGAGAGCTGAACAGTATCTAAAAGAAGTTCAGACTAACTATAGAAATAAGTTAGTCTATAACGCAGATACAGGTGAGATTAAAGACGATAGAAAACATATGAATATGTTAGAAGATTTTTGGTTACCTAGAAGAGAGGGTGGTAGAGGAACAGAAATTACTACTTTACCAGGTGGACAGAACCTTGGAGAGATAGAAGATATTCTATATTTTCAAAAGAAACTCTATCGAGCATTGAATGTTCCTGTCTCAAGAATGGAAGCTGATAATGGTTTCTCACTAGGTAGAGCTTCAGAGATAACTAGAGATGAAGTTAAATTCTCTAGATTTGTTGATAGGCTCAGAGTTAAATTTAGTTTATTGTTTATAGATATGCTAAAAACTCAGTTATTACTTAAAAATGTAGTAACAGAAGATGAGTATGATGAATTAAAAGAATACGCATCATTTGACTTCCAGAAAGATAGTCATTTTGTTGAGTTAAAAGATTCTGAATTACTCAGAGAAAGAATAAACACATTAAACGATATGGACGCATTTGTCGGTAAATACTACTCACAAAGGTGGGTAAGAAAGAATGTTTTAAGACAATCAGAAGAAGAAATAAATATGATTGACAAACAGATAGAAGATGAAGGTGGTCCAGAAGATGATGACGAATTTTAGGAGTAAATAATGGCTACAGAGAAAATTAGAGATTTAGTAGACAAAATTGTTAGTGATGATAATGTAGAAGCTGGAGAAGCTTTTAATGATATCATGAAAGAAAAACAAGTTGACGCTATTGATTTAAAGCGAGTTGAAGTACAATTAGATTGGATGAATTCAGGTAATTCACCAGAGGAAAAATCAGAGGAAAAGTAATGAAAACTTTTGTTGAACTTAGACAAGAACTGATAGATGAAGCCGCCCCAAAGGGTGAGAAGAATAAACAATTAAAGAAAGATATTGACCGAAAGAAAGGTATCGAAGTTTATTATTACGAAGAAAAGCCTAAATCTAAAAAAGTTCGTGTGTATGTTAAACAAAAAGATGCAAAAGAACCCTCCGAGTTAGGTGTTTACAGAGACATGAATCAGGCTCAAAAGAGTGTAAAACAATTTATCAAACTAATGGGTGAAGATATTTCAGAAGGTTTACAACTTATCAAAGACTTACAAAGAGAATCAAAAGAAACTCAACTTCAAGAGAAGAAAGCTCTTGACCAGAGAGTAATTGATAAAATTGAAAAGTTTACTGATAGAAATGACCACAACGCTAGTGTGTTACTTCTAGCTAGAACAATGAGAAACAAAACAGCCGAAAAAATGATGAATCATATAATTGCAATCCACAAGATTAGAAATGATATGTCTGGTTTGATAGTCGTAAGAAGAGAAGTTCTAGATGACCTTTTATCTATAGCTAAAAGGGAATATTCAAATTATGATGACATATACGGTAGTTTTTAAAGGGGAGAAAAATGAAAGATTTATTCAAAACTATTAAAGAAGTTTATGAACAAAAAGAAGAAGATATAGAAGAGAAAGTTCTATATAAAAGCCCTACAGGATGGAGCTTTGAATCATTCGGTGGTAAAGTTATCATCATTGGAAAAAACTCAGGAATGTATGAAGTACCTACAAGAGATTTTAAAGCATTACAAAAAATAATAGGAAATGTAAAAATTTAAGGGAGATAAAATGAAACTTATATCAGAACAATGGTCAGATGATGTAAATTATCTAGTCGAAGAAGACCCAAAAACAGGAAAGAAACACGCTTTCATAGAGGGTATAATGCTTCAATCGAATGTTAAAAACAAAAACGGTCGAATATACCCTAAAGAAATGATGAAGAAAGAGGTTCGAAGATACTCTAATCAATACATCAAACAAAATAGAGCCTATGGTGAATTAGGACATCCAGAAGGCCCAACAATTAACTTAGAGAGAGCCTCACATTTAATAACAGATTTATATGAAGACGGAGATAACTTCATAGGAAAAGCAAAGATTTTAAGCACCCCAATGGGTGAAATAGTCAAAAATCTACTTGATGATGGTGCCAAATTAGGTGTATCAAGTAGAGGAATGGGCTCATTGAAAGCCGATAAGAAAGGTAACAATGTAGTTCAAAACGATTTTCAGTTAGCGACAGCAGCTGATATAGTCGCAGACCCATCAGCACCAGATGCCTTCGTAGATGGTATCATGGAAGGTGTTGAATGGATTTGGGATAACGGTGTCTTCAAAGCTCGTAAAGTAGAAGAGTGGAAACACGAAATACAGAGAGCGAAGACTAAAAAGCTTCATGAAACGAAACTAAATGTATTTAGATCGTTCCTTGAAGAACTTTAATCTTATAAATACTTAGTTATAAGGTTAAATTAAATTAATAATATTAATTTTGGAGAGCAAAGTGTCAAACTTGGAAAAAGAAATACAGAGTATTTTGTCAGAGGCTGAAGAGCCAAAGGCAAAAGGTTCTGAAAAGCCAGACCCTGACGCCGAAAAGAAAGCAGCAGATGCAGCTGATAAAGCTGGAGACGCTGTAAAACAGGCCAAAGCACCAGGTGGTGAAGGGCCTAAAGATAAAGGCGACGAGGTCAAAGATGGCGCAACCAAAAAAGATGACAAAAAAGCCGTTAACATGGAATCCGAAGATCATGACGAAGACGAGTCTCTAGACGAGATGGGTCATAAAGACGAAATGATGAAAAAGGATGAAATGATGTCCAAAGAAATGTCCAAAGCAGAGATGATGAAAAAAGTCGTCAACGCAATGAAATTAATGGACATGAAACATATGGAAAAATTAATGGCCATGTATAAAATGTCAGAAGACGAAGATGATGCAGACGAGAAATCAGAGTCACTAAGTCGAAACGCCATGATTAAAAGCATGGTAGAAACGCTTTCGAAGTTAAGCAAAGAAGAAATCATTAAAGCTTTCAAAGAAATGAAAGATATGGACAAAGATGAAGAGGACGAAGAAGTCAAATCTGAAGCCAAGTCTGAAATGAAAATGAAAGATGATGAAGATGACAAAGACGAAGATGTTGACGAAGACGAGGAAGAAGACGAGGACGAAATGGACGAGTCTGTAGATATGTCTGATGATATTGACGCTTTAGTCGCTGACGAAGACTTAACCGAAGAGTTTAAGAACAAGGCTAAAACAATTTTCGAAGCCGCTGTTTCAAGCAAAGTAAAATCATCTATTGATGAAATAGAAGCTAAGTACGAGGAATCTACTAGAGAAGCTATTGAAGAAATCAAAGAAGATTTAACTAAAAAGGTAGACGAGTACCTTGGATATGTTGCTGAATCATGGGTATCAGAAAATGAATTAGCAATCGAGAGAGGATTAAAATCCGAACTCACCGAAGGATTCATTAATGGATTGAAAAATCTATTTGAAGAACATTATGTGGAAGTTCCAGAAGAGAAATTTGATGTAATCGAAGAGTTAGCTTCTAGAAATGATAAGTTGGATTCCGATTTATCAGAAGAAGTTGCTAATAACATTACACTTTCTCAAGAAATCGAAGAACTGAAGCGTGAGAAGATTATTAGAGAGGCCTCTGAAGGTCTAGCTGATAGTGAAGTCGAGAAGCTAAAAACTTTAGCAGAAGATGTAGACTACGAAAATGAAGAAAACTTTGTTGAAAAAGTTTCTACAATCAAAGAGTCTTACTTCAAATCTGATAAGGCTGAAGCGGTCTCAGACGCAGAGAGTGTGGCAAACAACGAAGCATCTTTCGAAGAACCTACTGAAACTATTTTAGAAGGTGACATGGGAAGATACTCTGCCGCAATAAGTAAATCACAAACTGTTGATATTAAATAGTTTGTATAATAGGGGGAGATAAACAAAAATGTTTATGTCAGAATCATTACAAGAGAAATGGCAACCTGTATTAGAGCATAAGGACCTTCCTAAGATTGAAGACTCTTACAAGAGAGCAGTAACTTCTGTTATTCTTGAAAACCAAGAGAGAGCAATCAAGGAAGAAAGAGGAGCCCTTAACGAAGCATTTGGTGACGGTCAAGGTACTGTTGCTGGTGCACCAGGCGGATTTTCTGCAACAGCAGCAAATTGGGACCCAATCCTTATATCTCTAGTAAGAAGAGCTATGCCAAACTTAGTGGCGTATGATATTTGTGGTGTTCAACCTATGAGTGGTCCAACAGGTCTTATTTTCGCAATGAAAGCAAGATATGTTGATGATTCATCTGTTCTAGCTAGAACAGAAGCTTTGTATAACGAAGCAGATTCAGACTTCTCAGGTTCAGGTACACACGCAGGTTCAGACCCATTCGAGTCAGGTTCAGCTAATACGGCTATACAGTCGGCTTATACTACAGGTGCTGGAGATACTACAGCAGTCGCTGAGGTAGATTCCGCAATCGCTGAAATGTCATTCTCTATCGAGAAAGCCACAGTTACAGCTAAAAGCAGAGCGCTAAAAGCCGAGTATACAATAGAGCTTGCACAAGACCTTAAAGCTATTCATGGTCTTGACGCAGAATCAGAATTAGCAAACATTCTTTCTTCTGAAATTCTAGCAGAAATAAACAGAGAAGTTGTTAGAACTGTTAACTCACAAGCTAAGATTGAAGGACTTCAATCAGAAGCTAACCTTTCAGGTTCAAGTGTTAACGGACAATTCAACTTAGATGTTGATTCATCTGGTAGATGGTCAGTTGAGAAATTCAAAGGTTTAATGTTCCACATTGAAAGAAACGCGAACATCATCGCAAGACAAACAAGAAGAGGTAAAGGTAACTTTATCCTTTGTTCAAGTGATGTTGCATCAGCACTTGCAATGGCAGGAGTATTAGATTACGCACCAGCATTAAGCACTAATTTAAGTGTTGATGACACTGGTAATACTTTCGCTGGAGTTCTAAACGGCTCATTGAAAGTATACATTGACCCATACTACACCAAGGCCTCACAGAGACCAACAGGTGTAACAGGTGGTGAAGGATATGTAACAGTAGGATACAGAGGTTCAAATCCGTTTGACGCTGGTCTTTTCTATTGTCCATATGTTCCATTACAAATGGTCAGAGCAGTTGGAGAGAATACTTTCCAACCAAAAATTGGTTTCAAAACTAGATATGGAATGGTATCTAATCCTTTCGTTGGTTCAGCACCAGCTAGTGGATTGGCAACTTCCAACACTAACCAATACTACAGAAGTTTCGAAGTTCTTAACTTACTGTAAAATAAAAGTTTTTGACTTTTTAAAAGGCCTCAGAAATGAGGCCTTTTTTTTATATAAATATATTATGAATACTTAGTATTCATTCGTTCAACTCCGAAAGGAGTCGGAAGTAAGAAACCTGAAAACCTCTATCCTGTCTGGATAGGCAAGCAAGTACCCGCAAGGGGAACGAGACCGAAAGTTTCCGAAGGAACGCGTTGAGAAGGGTGTACGGCTTAGTTCCGTATGTACGAAATCGAAACGAAAACTGGAGGATACAATGTCTTACTACAGAGGTATCAAACAAACTCCACAAAATACAGCTAAAGAGAAAAGTAAACCTCAAGCTGGTATTTACAGAGGAGTTCAACACGATGCTCAAGTATCTAAGCACAAAGCACCAAAAAACGGTATATACCGTGGTGTAAAGTGGGTTGCATAACTTGAATATCTAAATAAGGGGAGACTCAACATCTCCCCTTTTTTTTGTTATAAATAGCAGTATGGCAACAGCAAATTGGCAAGCAAATCAACCTACAAATTTAAACTATCTATCACCAGTTAACTTTGAACTCTTGATAGAGAAGATACCCAAGACTAGGTATAATTGTGTAGGTGCGACTTTACCTTCTATTAACTTTAGTGAGGCTACATTCAATACACCTCTAGCTGTAGAGTCACTAGTTCCAGGTGATAAAATAACTTTTGACCCATTGACTGTAAGATTTATAGTTGATGAAGATATGAAAAATTATCAAGAGATATACAACTGGATTATGAAACTAGGACCAGGTATTGATACAGATGATTATCAATCACTAGTAAACTCTACGAAAACATCAACAGGTAAATTCAGTAATGCTGACTTTTCTCAAATGTATTCAGACTGTATATTGATAGTCAATACATCATCAAACAATGCAAATCTTGAGATTCAATTTGTAGATGCATTTCCTACAAGTCTAGGTTCTATAGACTTTGTTACAGACGCAAGTGAAGTAGAATATGCAGTATGTGAGCTAACTTTAAGATACACATTTTTTAAGATAAGTGAAATAGGATAGACAAATACAAATCTTATGTTATGATCTTTATATGATGGATAATTTAACATTGACAGCTATACAAAAAGAGTGGGAAAAAGACTGCGAGATAGATGATATTGAACTAGATAAGTCTAGTTTACATATACCTAAGTTACACGCAAAATACTCTGGACTCTTATCAAACAAAAAACTAGCCCTAATTAAATACGAGAATGAACTAAAAGATATCATAAAAGATAAATGGTTATGGTATACAGGTAAACTCTCAAAAGAAGAAATAGAAGACAAGGGTTGGGAGTTTGACCCTTTTGATGGACTTACTGTATTGAAAACAGACTATGATAAGTTCTTTGATTCAGATAAAGATATTAGGATTATAAATGACAAGATAGAATACTTGAAAGTAACAATAGAGTATTTAAGTGATATTGTTTCTCAGTTAACATGGAAACATCAAACAATTAAGAATATTATAGAATGGCGGAAGTTCATGGCAGGGTCGTAATAAGTAAACTTAATCAAGTTTATCTACAACTATCCACAGAAGACTCAATACGAAAAGAACTATCTGAATTTTTTAAATTCAAAGTTCCTGGTGCCGAGTTTATACCAGCAGTAAGAAAGAGATTTTGGGATGGATATCTCAGATTATTCAATCTACAAACAAATCAAATATATCTAGGACTATATCCGTATCTTGTGCAGTTCTGCGAAGATAGGGAATATACTATTGAAGGATATGAACCAGAAGAAGATATATTTACCTTTGAAAGATTTCAAGAGATAGTAAAAGATATACCTCTTGAACTTAGAGACTATCAAAAGAAGGCAGTAGCATTCGCAGCTCAGAAACAAAAATGTATTCTAGTATCTCCGACAGCTTCAGGTAAATCACTTATAATTTATTCATTACTTAGATATAACTTTCTCAAGAAGAATGGAAGAGTTCTAGTGATAGTACCAACAACATCATTAGTAGAACAAATGACCAAAGACTTTGCTGACTATGGATTCAAAGGGAATGTCGCCAAGTTATATGGTGGTAATAAAGATATCTCAGATAGTCATGTAGTAGTTACAACATGGCAGACAATGACACGCATGGGTAAAGATTTCGGTAATCAGTTTGGTATGGTTATAGGAGACGAGGCACATTTATTTCAAGCTAAATCATTAACAAAGATAATGGAATCTTTAACAGAAGTGAAATATAAAATAGGAACTACAGGAACACTT